TGGCATTCAATCTGCCAATTATCAAATTAAGATTACTGGCACATTCCAAAACTCTGCTAACTCTGGGTTAACTGCTAAAGTTCTTGGTGCTTGGAGTATTATAGAAGCTACATTTGCCAGCAATAATACTTTTGTAGAAATTCAACTCAATACTTATGTTGATACAGGTACTTATGATATTTCTGCTGCAACTGAACCAACAGTTAATGTTTCTGTTTCAAATGTGGCATGGAAAGAAGTTGGTGTAATTGGTGCTGAATCTATCAGAACAGATACAGATTCTATTGGCGATTATAAGGTAGGTATTAACACGGTTGCTCGTGCCTCACATAATGCTTATCTGAATGGATTTGTTGAGAGTGGTGCTACTAACCCAAGAGCTAACTTAGATATTGTTGGTACTACGTTCATTAGTGGTAAAACATTAGCAATTTCGCCAAATAATTTCATTGCTAATTCAACATTAGTTGCTAGAACATTCAATAATCAAAACAACGCATTCTTAGTTGGTGGTGATAGTGCCACACCAGATAATGCTTCGGTATTTAGAATTTCTACTACAAATAGTGGAAGAGTTGGTATTAATACAACCAATGCTCAACTAAATGGCATTGCTGATAATGGTTGGTATGCTGTTGCGTTTGCTGTAATTGGAAATGTAGCATTTAGTGGAAACCTAAGAGTTCAAACTGATCTTGCTGTAAATGGTGGGGACATTACAACCAGTGTTACTACTACTGATTTTAACTTCTTAAATCAAAGCACATATGTTGGTAGTATCACTGATACTTCTGGTATTATTACAACCACTGGATTAAATATTGCTAATTATGCTGCTTCTATTAATATTGGTACTAACAGAACAGATGATCAGTTTATCAATATTGCTAATGTTTCTGACCACGTTAATGTAAGAATTGCTAATAATCCTAATCCCAGCATTAGCAATATTTCTAAAGTTAATATAGGTGGCGCGTTTAACAACAATGAATCACAAAGTTATGTTTCGTTTGATTCTAAGTTAACCAGAGTTGGTGGTGATCTTGCCCTTAGTTACTTAAGAGGTCTTGGTTCTTCACTCAATATTACAGTTCCAACTGGCGCTACTCTTAATGCTTTCAATGAAGCAACAGTTCTAAATTTTGCTGGTAATGCTTCTACTATCAATTTTGGTGGTCAGGGCGGCACAACTAAGGTTAGAAATGCTTTGACGGTTGATGCTAGCCTATCAGTTAATGGCAACATGGTATTGAATGGGGGTCTATCATCCTTTGATTTTATTGGTGGAAGAGCTCAACTTGGAACATCTGCGCTTACTTTAACTGGTTCTGTTTCAGCACCTATTGATAAGACAGTTGATCTCATTACGATTATTAATGGAAACTCAGCAAACGCAACTTATTATGTAAATCAAGTAGATACTGCTGGTTCTGGTCCATGGGGTGGAACTTCATTCCAAACAGCAATTACAAATATCACTGGTCCAGAACCAAATAATCTAGCAGCTCTAACTGGTAATCAATACTACTTACCTCTCATCAGTGCTCCAACATATAATGAAGGAGATTTTCTATTAATTGATACTGTTGTTTTAAGTGGTAGACATCCCGAAATTGTTAGAATTCCTACTGGTGGATTGGTTAGAACTGGAAATGCTCCTTATTATATTATTATTGAGAGACAGCCACTAGGCACATTTACTCCTATTAGAATAGATCATACCGATTTAACTTATGTTAGAAAGGTTAATGTTGCTTTAGATGCTACTTGGATTACCAACAATATTGATAATACTATAGGAACAGATCTATTCCAACTTTCTGAATTTGGTGGTCAGTTATCAGTTGGTGATTATATTATTGTTCAAAGAAATAGTGGAGGAACTGTTGGGGAATTTGTCAAGATTAATTCTTCTAGTAATACTTCTTCCAGAAAATTAAGAATAAATGGTGGTGGTGCTACTCCAACTACTGTTTTTGAAGTTGACTCTGTAACTGGTAATACAATTATAGGAAGTTCTTCACTTGCTAACAGTGGTAATCTAACTGTTTATGGTAGTATTAATTTTGCTGGTGGGTGTGGAGATGGTAGTACTACATCTGATAGAAAACTTACATTCAGAAATTCTTTATATGAAACAGTAAACATCAATACTTGTACTGGTGATGCTATTTTTGGCAGTCAGTATGCTACTATATTTGCTATTGGTGCTTACTTTGGAACTACAAAAGCAGTACATACTACATCAGATCCCGTTTATGTTTATAGAAATGATCCGTTTGCTATTCAGCAACTTGGTCCTGGAACAACTCTTGCTCAACCAATTACAACAGGAACTTTTGATATTCCAGTTCAAAGTATTAGTGGATTCAGCAAAGGTGATCTAGTATTAATTACTAGCGGAACTACTCAGGCAGAATTTATTTTGATTACAGCAGCGCCATATGTTTCTGGATCTAGTAAGTTTCTTCCAACAATTTACAATGCTGAATATCCAGCTGGAACTTATCCAAACGGTGGTCGTGCTCAAGAAACAACTGCTAAACAAGCATTCTCTGCTGGTGCTGTAGTTGTTAAAGTTCAAAAAGATACAAGAACTACAACTCTTGCTGAAGCAATCCCAGCATCCAGCAGATCTATTGTAGAACTTCCAAACACCAATTCTGAGAAAATCAGAATAAGATTGGTTAACGGTGATTTAATTTCACCAAAACTTGATAATGCTTATGTTGTAAGAATTGGTAGTGAATTTTTCTACCCAGATAGTTGGTCTGGTGCTGTTGATAATGGATTCAATATAAGATTGCCTAAGGGGCAACGCATGATTTCATCAACCAACCTAACACCAAGCACTGCTGGATCTGGGTATGTTCAAAATTACTATGGTGGTGGTAAGTTAACTGTATATGATGACATCACTATTAGTAGTGGTGGTAATTTGAGAATGCTTGGTAGTGATGCTAAGACACTTATTTTCTCGGTTGCTAACGATGATGGTCACTCTGGTGACGGTTCAATCATTGACGAATACAGTGGAAGAGATGGCATGTATCTAAATGGTGCTGCTAATATCTTTGGTAAAATTAAAGTTTATGAAAAAACTTGCCAAGAAAATGGTGTATGTAGTGAAGATATTAAGTTCCAAGTATATAACAATACTGGTGCAGTTGAAGCTGGAACAAGTTTAACTATAAAAGGTCAAGTAACACCAGTTGCTTCGGGATCTACACCAATTCTTGATATTAAAAATCTTGGATCCGCTGGATCAAATACTGTTGGTCCTAAACAATTTACAATATATCAAGATGGATCAATTGATGCTTTTGGTATTAAACAATACTATACAGCAAATGGTGGAAGAAGATGGACCTATGTAGCACAATCAGCAACTGGGTTGGGTCAAACACAAGCAAATCCGCTACAATCAAATAATAATTATCTCTTGAATTGTACTAGTGGTGGTAACATGGTTTTATATCTACCTGCTACAGCAACTACTGGTGATATGATTAGATTTCTTGAAGTCAGTGGTAATTTAACTTATAACACCAGTTTGATTATTAGAGCACTTAAAGTTGGTGGCGTTGCCGTTGCTGTTCAAGGAGACGGTGCTGGATCTAAAGCAAATGCTGGTTCTGGATCTGTATTAACAACAGCATGGGATAGTGGGGAACTAATTGTTCAAACAAGAAATGCTTCATTTGGTTTAATTTATGTTGGAGTTACTGATGCTCCTAATGATCCATTCGCAACAGAAATTCCTGCCAACTTACGTGGTTGGTGGTTAACGGAGTTGTAATAAATGACAGTTTACTATAATAGAACAAAAACAATGAAAAGTGCCAGGATCGGAACGATCATGGCATGGGGTGGAGATGGTAATGAAGGATTTTTACAATCTAATATTCCTAGAGGGTGGATTCTTTGTGATGGAAAAACTTATTCAGCAAGTAGATATCCTTTACTTGCTTCTATGGTAGGTGATACTTACGGTGGAACTAGTTTCTCTGGAACATTTCCTGATTATACTGGAACATTTAAAGTTCCTGATATGACAGCAAAATGCCCTATGGATTTAGAACCTTATATGTTGACTGATTCCAAATATCAATACGGTCAGTCTGATGCAGCAAGTATTATAGGAACAAAAGTTCTTGATTATGGTTCAACAACACCAATTCCAACATTAATTTCGGCAGATTCTGATATAGATTTTACTATAAATTCCACATTGAATTTTGTTGGTAAAATGACAAATATTACTATTACAAACCCAGATTTTAATACTACAATTTATACCTATAACAGAAAATTGGGCATTAATCATATGCCAGGGCACAATCACCCAGGAACTTATAGTAAAACTGGTGTTGATAGTGTTGGTCCAATGGTTTTTGAATCTAGTAGAGTAAATACTTCTGGTAGTATTACTGCTGGAGATTCTGGGTGTACTGTAACAGGATCATTTACTCAATGTGCAGCAGCAGAAGAAACTAAAATTCCTCAATGGATACAAGGTGCTGCATCAATAACTTTTTATGGTGATGATAGTAGAGAAAATACTCTAGTTACCACGGATAAATTTAACGAATTTGTTAACTCAGCAACTAAAAATTGGAATCAGGTTCCTGCTTCTATCTGGCCTTCAACTTTATCATCAGATTTTCTCGCAAATACTCAAACGGATGGGTTTAATGCTGAACCAGTAAAAACTCATGCAGAACCAGCATGGTCTGGATTATTTCCAAGACCTTCGTTGAATTTTAACAAAAGAAATTATTTTGGATACACTCCATCAAATGCACCAGTTGGAGTAACTGGATTACCTGATGATCCAGAAAGTGTGGCTTCGTTTACAGTTTCTGGAGTTTCTTTAATTGCTTCCGCAACTAAAATTAGTTTACCTGCTGGAGCTGATATTGGTACAGAATTTAATAAAATTGTTCCTTTTATGCTTATTTCTGGTAATTATATACCAGATGGCACCCAAATTTTGAGTATTGCTAGGATTTCTGGAACATCCACTGCTAATTATGTTTATGAAATTGAATTATCTAATTCTTCTACCAATACCACAACTCAAAATATTTCAGTTACGATGAGACAGGGAACTTTCCCTACTACACAGAATAATCTTCCTGCTGGTCAAGATCCAAATAGTAGTACATTTACTGGACATAATCATGGGAGTTTTGAAATTGCAATGTCGGTGGGATCTCTAGCGGCTGCAGCAACATTTCCTGTAACTAATGTGAGTTTAGGTGATGTAGCGCCAGAAAATATTCCAGATGCGCTAAATATAATAGCGGATATTACTGCACCATCCCTCAATGTTACCTATCTCATCAAGGCATACTGATGGCAAAATTTTACGCAAAAGAAAGAAGTAAGATTGGATCTTTGAGTGGCACTATTATTGTTTGGCCAATTAAATTGGATAGCAATGATCCAAACAATGATGATAATAAAAGTAAATTACCAGCTGGATATTTAAAATGTGATGGAAGTAAATACAACGCAGTAGCATATCCAGAATTAGCAGAAATTTGTGGAACTGGATTAAACTGTAAATTTGTTAGAAGAAATTTAAATGGTGATTCGTTAACTACTTTAACGGATTCGGAATTTGTTGTACCAGATTTGGGTTCAAAATATCCAAGACCAGTTCCTGGATCTGATGCTGGAACATATAATGCTATTAATGTAAAAACCAGAGCAGGCGTAGAAAAAAGAAGATCTGGTATGGGTATTGATGCCACTTCAACAGTTGGTAGTTCCACAAAAATTGGATATACTGGAAAATTTATTATTCCTACTCAAATAATATCTTTGACTGGTAAACCATCTTGGACTAAAGGAACTAGTAATTTGGGATATACTGATACTTCAACACTTGAAAGTACGTCAATATTCCCACATATGCATTATAGCACAACAAATAGATGTAGGATTAAATCAACAAATATTCTTTCAAGCGGTCAAGATCCTGGATCTGGAAATTGTTACTATAGAAATGCTAGCACAATTAATATTTCAAATTGGTTGACCGCTACCACAATACCAGGCGCTAGTCCAGGAGCACCAGAAGGAAGTAGACAGCCACCATGCTGGGCAATTGCTTCTAATAATGCAACTGGGAGAATAAGCAATCCAGCCACTGCTAGTGCTCTTGGAAGTGAAGCACTTTCTACCACATATTACATATATTTTAATATATGTCAAACAATCATTAGTGATTTTAGATATAGTTGCTTGTTACGTCAAAATACAAAATATTATATTGCTTCGGATAGTTATGCTTTAGGTTCTTCAGCAACTGGAGCAAAGTATAGTTCTTCTACAAAAGTTCCATTGCTGTTTGGACTTTTTCTTTGTATAAAAGCTGATGCAAATGTTACATGGAGTGCCGCTAATAATGGATCTGACGTGCATCAACCTGGGAAGATGTCACAACCAGAAGTTAATACTTTCCTTTATACTTCTGGTGCTGCTGGTGTTCCAAACGATTGGATTGGCAATTCTTTATCTGATGTTCTTCCATTAAATAGTAATACTGACTCATCTGAACTTAAATCTTATCCTCAAGTTTCTAATGTTATAACCGAAACTGAAGATCTTGTACAAACAGATGGCGACCCAACCAATCATAATCATAAAATTACTTTGACCAAAGGAGATCATAATTTTAAAGTTCAAACAGATGCGTTTTTACTTTCTCCTGATGCATTAAATACGCAGTTGACAATTTCAACTGATACCGCAGCATCTTTAGATTCTGTCAGTGCTCCTTATATCATTTTAGAATATTTAATCAAAATATAAAATATCATGGTAGATACAAATCCCGTATATAGGAATAACAGAACTAATTTTTATACCGAAAAATCATCGGATACTTTAGAAATTGGAACTATTATTCAAGTTCTTAAATCAGATAAAGATTCGTTTGACCATAGTTTTACACCAACTAGCATTGCTGTCAATGGCACAAAATCTTATGCTGTTGTTGCAGGATCTGGTGACCCAGGAAACAATCCAGATTATCAATATATGGGATATTTGTATTGTGATGGAGCAGAATATTATATTAAAGATTATCCAGCATTATATTCTATTATTGGAAATGAGTATGGTGGTAGTGCTAACAATGGAGTTACTGTAACAAACCAAGGAACTGGTTATCCATCAACTACTACTGTAGCATTTTCTACTGCTCCATTTGGTGGAATAACTGCTATAGGAACTCCAGTAGTTAGTGGTGGAAAGATAATAAGTATTGTAGTAACAAATCCTGGTTCTGGATATATTACTACTCCCACTATTGCGTTTAATGGTGTTGGTGGATCTAATGCTGCTGCTACGGTTAGAATTGCTAATGGTGCTATTCAACCAGTTAGCACTGATACTGTTTTTGATATCTGGCCAGATCCTAATATGGGAACATTTAAAGTTCCTGATTTGTTAGCAAAAAAAATCGTTGGTAATGGACCAGTATACGGATCAGGAACACCCACTATTGGTAATTCTGTTTTGGGTGTGGGTATTGCCACAATTGGCGGTAAATGGTATCTTGATAAAGCAGCACAAAAAGGTGAATTTTCATTAGGTAGGGTATCAACTACTGGTTATACTAATGTAACAGATACTGTTAGTGCTCAACTGATTGGAAGTCAAACGGTAAGAGTTGGGATGAGTGAACAGAAATTACAGGGACCACCACAACATAGTCATTTTCTTTTACATTCTGAAGCATCTTTGGTTGAGCCAACACCGAGAAAAGCAAGCGGTGATAATTATTTGAAAGGTTATAGAGCAACAACAGGATCAATACTTAGATGGAATCCTTCGGGTGGTCTTTCTCTTACGCATAAACATGCTCTTTCTAAAAGATCTATTAGTGATAATAGTGTAGCAACTTATGATGTATTTAATTACAGTGGTGGTGATACTGGAACAGGAACACTAAAAACTCCTAACAGTTATTATGGGTCTGGTGGAATAGGTGCAGGAACTTATGAGTTAATTACCGCTACACCAGCGCCACAATTTAAAAAGTTTACAGGTAGTTCTGTAATTGGTGGTAGACAAATAATTACTAACGGTTCTCCAATTTATAGTACACAAACTAATACTTATAGTACCCCACAAACAGGCACTATATTATCATTTCCAGCAACATTTGATAGTGTTTTGGTTAGTATATATGGTGGTGGTGGATCTGGTGCTGTTTATACAACCGCTGGAAATTCTGGTGGAACTAGTAGTATCACTATTCCTAGTGGATTTTTAACTGTTACTGCTACTGGTGGAGGTGGAGGTGGCGCAGCTTCTTTTTCTACTGGTGGATCTCCTGGATCAAATGGAACTACTACAGTAACTGGTTCTGTCAGTACAACATTTAATACTAATTCTACTGTTATACCAGTTGGTCAAAATGCTACTTCTGGTGGAAGTGGACCATTTTACGCAAATACATATATAAATGGACCAACACAAGCACCTGGCAATCCCTCTTTTGGTGGAGGAACTCGTGCCTTTTCTTCTGGTGGAGCAAGCGGTAGTGATGGTAAATATCTTTTCATTAACAGCACAGGAACTACAGGACCAACTACTTATATTAGTGATACTACTGTTGGTATATCTCCTCCAGCTTCTTCTATTTTAAGTAATGTTACAGTTGAACTATCAGGTGGCGCTGGTGCTAACTGTGGTAACTTTGGTGGATATACCACTTCTACTGTTGGTGGATATGATAGTTCTTTTGGTGGATGTACTACTGGTAGAGGTGGTTCTGGTAAATATATGAAACTTAGTATGACTGGTAGCAATCTTGCTGGTTCATATTCAATTTTTATTGGAACACCAGGAGGTATTGGAGTTGGATACCTATATTTTACTAGATTTTATTCTTCTTCTAACGGAACGCATTTTTATACTTCAAATGCCCAAACAGAATATATAAGTGTTAATGGATATACTCCCGAATTTATAAATTATTTTGGGGTGCGTACAGTTTCAGGTGTTGTTGATGGAAATACAACAACCACACTTTACCGAGCGTTTCAAGGTAACACGGGAGCACATTTATATACAATTGATTCTAATGAGTATAATAATCTGGACGCTACTTGGACTAAAGAAGGTCCAGTGGGATGGGTTTTTTCTTCTTCAGTTGCAAATTCTATACCAATATATAGATCAAAAAATGCGGCTGGTGACTATCTTTTAACTACATCACAAACTGAAGCACAAAATTCTTCTGGATATACTTCTGAAGGAATTGGATTTTATGCTCCTATAGTACCAGGAGGTAATAACGCAAGAGAAGGCGGAACATCAAGTGGTGGAACTAATCAATATTCTACTGGTGGACAAGGTGGAAATGGGTTTGGTATTAATGATGGTGGTGGCGGTGGCGCTACGACTGTTGTTGTATATAATGGTGTATTACTTGCTGGTGCTGGAGGCGGTGGCGGTGGTGGCGCTGCGGGAGAAGGAAATTGTGGTGGTGATGGAACTAATAATAGTGTATTTGGTGATAGTGTACAAGGTATTGCTCAACAATTATTTGGTGGATCTGGTTATCTAGGTGGTGATTATGGTTGTACTGGTGGCGGCGGCGGCGGCGGTGGTGGCGGTATAGGAACTGCTGCCCAAGCAACATCTGCTGGTGGATCTGGTGGCGGCGGTGGCGGCGGTGGCGGCCACGGTGGTGGTGATCCTGGAGAAAGGGGATTATCCAGTTATAGAAATGATTATGCTTCTTTAATTTCTTCGGGCAATACTAATTTTGGCGCTGGATATGTTACTATTACATATAGTTATTCTAATGATTATTATACTTCTGGTGGTGGTGGAGGAGGAGCTGGTGCTGGTATAGAAGGTAGTTTAAGTAAGAATGATCTTCCAGCAGTTTCTTCCATGACCATTAACGTTGGTGGTGCTGGTACTGGAGTTACAAATTCTAGTGTAAGTTCTTCTAATGCCACTGCTGGATTAGTTCAAGTGGTATTCCAAACGATCACGGGATATACGGGTGGAACAACTACTACATCTGTTGGTGATATTATTAGTTCTGCTAGTGCAGGTGTCAATATTTACACTAATGGTAGTGGATCTGGAACTAATGGTGGATTCAAGTTACCCACCACACAAGTTCCAACTATTGTTTTTGAAGGTGGTGGTGGTAGTAATGCTACTGCTACTGCTACTGTTTCTGGGGGAAGTGTGACGATAGTAACAAAAAATACTTCGGGAACTGGTTATACTTCAGCACCATCAGTTAGGTTTCTTCATGGTGCTGGGGCAGGAACAACTGCTATAGCAACTATTAGTGGTGGAGCAATAGATACTCTTATTCTTACCCCTGGTAGTAGCTCAGTATACACTAGTTATGTTAAATTTGGCGGAACTGAATTAAATAGATTCATTGTTTTGAATGCTGTTGATTGCACAAACATTAAAAGATTTAGTGTAAAAGCAGCTAGAGGTAATGGTATAAATGGTGGTGATAGACCAGAACACGGTGGGGATGAACTTAAAATATATTATAATCTAGATGATTCTGAAAGTTTTCCAGATTCACAATTTATTGGCCTTTTAATTCCTCTTCCTTCTGATAGTCAAATATCAAGTAATTATGACGGCACTGGATCTGGCGATGAAGCAACGAGATGGTATACTTATAGTATTGACTTACCATCTAGTATTCAAACTACTGGAGTTAAATTTAAAATTTCTCAAACCAGAGGAGCAGCAAGCGGAGCAAATGATAATGCATCTGATTCTGACCATTATGGTATTTGTGAATTTATTTACGAATCAAAATCAGTAACACAACTTACATTTGTGCCAACAGCTGGATCAATATCTACTTCTGGTGATGAATTAATTTATGAAGTTTCTGGGCCTGGTAATTCAATATATCCAAGTGGAATGTCTGCCAATGATGTAACATTTACCATGACATCTTCTACTCCTTTATTGCCAGTTCCATCTATTACGCCTAACATAAGTATTCCTTTGTTAGAACCATACCATTTGGTAAAACATTTGATCAAAGCATTCTAAATACATAATAAAAGAAATTTACGGAAACAATACTCATGGGAATAGTAACAAATTCCAATTTACCTAATTTAGTTTTACAACTTAATGTTCCTCAAAGATCTATTTTTTATAAGGGAATCACTAAAGTTGTGCCTGATAGTTATTGGAATGATGAAGTTGTCACCGTATTATATCCGTTGTGGGATACTGACAAAGATAAATTGATTATGTTTACTTGGTATGACAACAATACATATCATGCTCAAAGAAGAAAATATCTTAAAGATTTTCAGAAAAATGAATACTTCTGGAAAGATTATGAAATGGAGCAGATGGATAATGATGAAGCTGCTAAACTCTATGAATTTTTTAAAGATACTTTCTATCTAAATGATTCAATAGAGAACCAAGAATTTCAAAATGAATTATCAAGAATCTACGCAGAAACCAATAGTGTAAATTGGTTAACGGTTAGATTAGCTAGAAACTTTTTACTCACAGAATCTGATTGGATCTTTAATCCAGATAGTGGTATTAACGAAGAAAACAAAGATTTGTGGATTAAGTATCGCAAAGCATTGAGAGATCTTCCAACTAATTTAACTATTACTGGAAGACCAGAAGATATAAATTTTCCAATCAATCCAAAAATGTATGTTGATATGTTCCTTCATGAGAATGAAGGGGTTGAATATCTATCTACCCCAGAGCAATTTTTGCCTCTCGGTGAACATTATCTAACCACATTCCGAGAGAAAATGGTTAGATATTTAATTGTTAAAGAAACTACCGAAACAATATATTACAATACTCTTTTACATACTCTTAAAACTAATGAAGCTACACGCGAGAATTTTAATGATATAACACTGAAAGATGTAAGTATGGATGACTACACCAAATCATTTGCTAAAACATATAACATTAATGGCGAAGAGAAGAACGCACTAGATCTTCTGCTTAAATATGTTGAGGATAAAGTTGTTCCTGAACTTCAATTAGAACAAAATAAAGGAGGTTGATTATGATAGAAATTTTTAACGTTCTTAATACTTTTGATCTATTATTTGATTACGCGCAGAAAAATAACTGTGCGTTAATTTATTTTTATAATGAAAACATTAAAAATTGTAATGACGAAAAACGTGCTCAAATATTTGAATTTTATGCTGAATTTTTGCCAGAAGATTTGGTAGAAAATCTCAAACAAGGAGTAAATAACACTGTAAAACATCTAACAACTGATTCTGCTATTATGAATGCAATGGAATGGTTTCCAGCGGTTGACTACTTACCAGATAGTGATTATTATTGGCACTGTTATGTTATTTCTCCAGAAGGAGAATTTGAATACGAAAATATTGTCATGAAACCAAAACCAGAGGAACCTGCCGAGGGGGCTTGACAGGAGCGACAGAACCCTATATACTGGTAGAAACGCATCAGAC